AAATATTTCTATCGTCAAATCCATACTTTTTTACTAAACAATCTATGAAGGTTTTTAAGCCATTATCTAAATCACTACCTCTTGAACTATATCCAAATGTAATAAACAGCTTTAAATGGCTTTTGTTATCAATTTTTAATGTATTAGGAAGCATAAACAAAACTGCTTTAATAAAGATGTCATATTCTTTAGTTTTAAATCTACGACCTTTAAACGCTTGATTTACAGATAATGGTTTTATGTTTAATCTCATGATGTCAAGCTTACTATCGTTTGTTGAATTGTCTGTTCTTCTATTTTCATTATTACTATGTTTTATTGCGTTTTGTAAACGAGTTAGCAACAATATTGCTTTATGTAGTCATCTAAACAAAGTAACGGCAATTTTTTGCGGTCACACATTACACAAAATTCAGCGTATTCAATAGCAATACTATTGCTAACACTGTATAAATGCAATTGCTTAAATTCGTTTGCCCAACGAAGCCCTTGCTCTGCTGTTATTAATTCTTTACTTAATGTTACTATCTCTTTATGTGGGTATAACTCTTTAATTTTGTTTCTGAAAAATTCTTCTGCTGTTATCATTTTTTTAGTTTTAATTTATTTACTTTCCAAACCGTTAAAAAGGAAAATTATCTTTTTCCAAATAAAGTTCTTCAATTTCTTCTTGTTCTAATTTGTCAAATTCTTTGTTTGGCTGCATTTGTGATTGAATTTCTTGCTTAACTTCTTCATCTTGCCAATTATAATTATAATTATCGTAAGGCTCATTTAAAAGCCTTTTGCTTTCTTTTTCATAATACAAGCCAACTAAATGGTCTTCAACTCCTAAATCTCTATTCTTACAAACTTCTATAATGTTTGTGAATTTACTCAAATAATAAACCATTTCTTTAGAGAAAAATTCAGAAGCCGATTTTTGAAAGTCTAAATTATTCCTATGACAAATTATAACATTATCTACTGCATTTGTTAAATCTGCCGTTCCTGAAATATCATCTTTTCTTAAAAACCCAACATTTTTACGAGGGTGTGCAATTATGTGTATATGAACATTTTTATCCTTAGCAAATTTACTTATTTTATTTATAAAAGCCGTTTGCTTATCATTTTTGAAACCATCTAAACTAAAAATATCTAATGCCATTAGGTTGTCAATAATAACTGAATCAATATCTTGTTTGCTAATTATCTCTTCAATATCAATAATCAACTGCTCGAACTTATTTCCGTAATCATTATTGTAAACCCACAACTTACCATCCAACCACTTATTTATTTTATCAGCGTATTTTTTAGGCGTTTGATATACACCCTCAAATCTTGTTTCTTCATTAAATTGCCGTCCTGCTGCTTGTAAATCAATCCAATTCTTCATCCTGTACCCTGTTAACTCTCCTGAAAAAACAACAAATTTAAAACCTCTTTGAACTCCATTAAGCATTATTTGATTAATAATTGTACTTTTTGCAGACCCATTTTTACCGCTCCATACAGTAACCTCTCCTTTGTTAAAACCGATTATTCTTTTATCCAATTCTTTAAAAGCACTTGGCATTGATATTATCTTACTTCTATCAACTGATTGTATTTCTGAAAGCTGTTGAAACTTTTTGCCTTTTTCTGTTATTTCTTTCTGTGGCTCTATTTTTATATTTTCAGTTACTCTTATTTGTGGCTCGTTAAATTTAACATCGTAAGCCGTTGGCTCAAACTTTAAACGTACTTCTTGCCACTTCTTATCTGAACAAGAGTTGTGAAAGCATTTATAACCTATTGCACCACTTGACATTTTAAATAAACAAGCATCTTTGCCTTTATGTGATTCATCAAAAAAACAAGCATCTAAAAAGTACTTTATTCCATCTCCATAATTTTGAGTTGAAGTTACTCTAATATTGTGCTTGTTAATAAAACTATCTAAATCAAATTCATCACGACCATAATTATTTTGAAATTTTGGAGTTTCTTTTTTTGGTAAATTATCAGCAACACGTTTAATTAATTCTTTTGGAGTTGTCTTTATTTCATTAGGTACTTTTATTATTTTTGATTCTCTATGTGGTCTGTCATTTGTTGATTTTCCTTTTCTCGCATAAGTACCGTATAACTTGGTAATTCTCGAAGCATTAAATACTGATTTATCAATTTCAGCAAAGTTATCAGAAAAATATAAATCCAATACCTTTAAAAAATTACTACATAACTCTTTAGATTCATTGTCATTAGGTAAATTAATATTATAAAGTAAATGAAATCCATTTCCTGAATCAGTACATATCGGCTCACAAAAACCAACATCACGCAAGTACTTGTAAACTTTGTTAGCAACTATTTTAGACTTGTTTTTTTCTTCATCAGTTGCTCCTACTCCTGTTGCTCTTTTTGTATCAATATCAATCAACAACCATTTGCGGCTAACAATATCATTATCACTTGTAGTGTTTTTTGGTTTTTCATAAAATTTATCTTTTTGCTCACGAGAATAACAAGCCTCGTTAATTTCATTTAAGACAAAGTAAACATTATCATTTCCAAACTTTTCTAATTCTGAAATAAGAACATCAACATCTCTGAAATATCCTGAATAAGTTTTAGAACCTATTATCCTAACTTCAATTAATTGATTAGGCTTTATTAGTTCAAACGTGTATTTAACTGTATTTAAGTTCATGCTCTTTTTTTAATTGTTCAAACAACCTCATATCTCCACCATGCTTTTCAAAATCAAATTCAAAAGGTGGAATATCTTTTTTTGATTCATTTAATTTTTCTAATTCTCTAAATATATTTGAAATTCCTTTTGATGCAATATATTCTCTTTTGTTTGTTAGAAAGTCATCAATTACATTATTCAAATCATTAATTGTTGTTTCAGGTCTTAACCTTAAAATATTAGAAACTATTGATTCAATCATTCCATCAGTCATTGGATAAGAAAGCATCATGTTTATTTTCCAAACAGCCTTACAATACTCTTCTTTTTTTTCTTTTGATAATTCAATTTGCGTATTTACTTTGTTTCTTAATTCCATTTTTATTATTTTTAAGTTCATTTATAATTTCATTCAATTTACTATCAACTGTTTTTAAATCTTTTCCTTTATAAAATGGAGGCATTCGCTCAATTATTATTTTCCAATAATTTAATAAATCTTCATCAGTTGTAGTTACATTGTTTTTCTTACTAAAAGTTTGAAGTTGTTTAATGATGTTTTTTATTTTCGCTCCATCAACTTTAGAAAATACATAATCATTCCATGAATCAAACCAAGCTTCAACAAAAAGAGTATAAAGAGATTTTTCATTAGAACCAACATTTGATGTTGGTAAATTTTCTTGTTCTTTTTCTTGTTCTTGTTCTTCTTCTTCTTCTTCTTGCGGATGTGTATCCATACTGTTTACATACTCTATCAATACAGTATCTTTAACTAGCTTAAACTCTTTATCAATGCAGCTTTTAACTTTAGGAGATGTACTTCCATTATATTTTAGCCAATTTCCTATTGCTAATTCATTTGTTGATTCGTTATATTTTATTTTACTTTTTTTTATAAAGTAATCTAACAGTTTAGATACAGTATCAATACTACATCCTAAATCAAAAGAAATTTGTCTTTTTGTAATTTCATAAACACCGCATTGTCGAGTTCTTTCGTTTGTTAAAAGATATAAATAAAATAGTTTTTTATCCTTATCTAATTCACTTGTAAAACTATCACTCCAAAAAGATGTGTGTATTTTTCTAAATATTGCCATTTCGCTACTGGATTTTATTCCTTACCATGTGCAATGCGTAACCAATAGCGACAAAGGAATATACGCAAAGCACAAGGCTAGGAATTTTATGTTAAGAATAATTGATTATTTTCATGTCGCTATCAGTAAATATTAAAGTACAAATATAGTATTTATTTTTAATAAACAACTATTTATTTAATATTTAATTTAAACTTAATAGCAGCTTCAACTCCATTACTCAACCTCATTTCGCTTTGGTCTAATATCCATCTAAAATAAGGTAAATCGTTAACAGTGTGTATTACTTCTCCACGATATTTACCAAATGGCATACGTATTTGAGTAACATCGTAGGTATCTTTAGGTTTATTTCCCAAGAACCTACCACAACCATTACAAGTACATACTCTTTGATTTGATTTTTCTGTTATTGTGTAGTCGTTAACTAAACCACATGAAGTACAGATTACTTCTTTCCAATCCTTTTGCATAACTAAAAGTTTATATAAGCCCATTAGGTAACTGATGCAATAACTAAATACAAGGAAGTAAGAAGTTCAGCTACCCTCTGGGCGTATGGTTAAATAATAATTGAATTGATTTTCATTGTATTTAATTAATTATTGCGGTACAAATATACAAATAACTTTTTAATTATCGAAGTTTTTTGCTTCAATTTCTCGTAAATTCAATCCGTCCTTATAAATTGCATTGTGTTTGGATAGTTCCATTGATACTTTTGCCCTATCTAATTCGTACTTTAATAAGTTGTTAGCCTGTTTTGTCAGGTTGGCTTGTTCTCTTGCTTGTTGAACATCAATAGTTCCGTTGTCTAATTTCTCCATTTGTTCAAAAACGAAGTGTAATAAAGATTTACTGTTTACTGGTTTCATAGTTTTTAAGTTTTTTAATTAATACATCGACTGTTTTTATTCGTTCAATATTAGAAGACCAGTCTTTTATCTTATTAATATTGTATAATTCTTCTAATTCTGATAATATAAATTTTTCGTTTTTATGCTTTTTAATTTTTTCTACTATTTCATTGTAATTTTTTATTAAACTATTATTGTAATTTTCAATTTTATCATAAGTAAGTTTTTTTTCTGCAACTATTTTATAATTTCTACCTGCATTATCATAGTAATTATAACAACACTCATAATAAGTTGTGTTTAATTCTTCTCCTCTTATCCTTAAATCTCTAAAATCTTTATCTGTAATTGACTTGTTAATATAGAATATTTCCTCTTTAAATTCAGCTAAATTTTTTATCTGTTTTATAAGACTTAAAATGTAATCAGTTCTACTACCAATAACATGGCATTGTGGTATTTGTATAACAAAAAAATCACAATTTAATAATATAACAAATATTTCAGGGTTTAAATCACAAAAAGAATTAGCCCATCTACTACATTCATCTTCTCTTTTATTTTTATAAGAACAAAAGTCGTGATGGTCTGTAATTTCTATTAATCTACTCATAATTTTTAGTTTAAATTGTTAAATAATTCTGTTTGTTTTAATTCTACTACCTTTAAATTATCAATTCTCGCAATACAACTATCTACAATTAAAGAGTTTT